CGTCGAGCCCGACGCGAAGTTGGCGGCCGTTGTCGCCAACGTCTGCATCGCCCTCTCACGACCGAGCATGACACGAGCCGTCACCAGCTCGGTGCCGTCGCGGTCTGGCGCGAGTGGGTTGTCGGCGTTCCAGCGCTCCTCGTCCGTGATCGGGATCTGGAGGCTGTGCTCGGAGGCGTAGTACGTGTCGGTCGACAGCGCGAGTCCGGGGATCTCGTTCGCTGCGGTTCCAGGCGCACGCAGGTCGTTGACGACCAGCCAGCCTTCACGACCGAAGATGTAGTACTTGTCCGTCTGCTTCTGGACGGGCACCAGCGGGAAAAGCTGGTCACCGATCAGACCGGCATTCGGCCACGCGACGGAGATCTGAGTGAGGATCTTGTCGACGTGAACGTTGACGCCACCTGAAGGGTTGTAAACTGCCATGCTGTGTCACTCCCTTCAGATCACAGGACCGGCATGCCGGGCGTGAGCAGGACGTCGATGAGGTCGCCGGCGGCCGGCGTGCCGATGGGAAGCGGGCCGACGACGATGCCGAGCGGGACGTTGGTGGCTACCGCCAGCTTGACGCCGCCCTTGTTGGTCGACGTGCCGGAAGCCGCCACCTTGGATCCGATCACGATCACGCCAGGCGTGTCGCTGACGCGCACCTTCGAGATGCCCAGCACACGAACATCGGCGTTCGCCTTGCCCGTCGCGACCTTGACCGCGTCGATGTTCTCCTGCACCACACCGACGCTCGGCGTGGTCGCCGTAGCGTTCAGGTCGATGATACCGGTCGAGCTGCTCTGAGCGACACAACGGTACGCGGTCACGCCGAGTGAGTCGGACGTGTTGTACGTGGACAAGACCGGGAAGGACTTGTCAAGTACGTAGTTAGCACCAGCCATTCTGGTTCACCTCCCCTTACTGCTTGACGATGTACGAGTGCTCGCGGTGGTTCTCGAACAGCTGCGGGTGCTGCTTCACAACCGTCTCGAGAGCGTCCGCGTAGGAGAGCTTCGCGTCCTTGTCCATGAGACCCGCGACGAGCTCGTTCAGCTTCGCCGTGGAGTCTCCGTTGTCGTCCTGCCGCCCGCGGTAGCCGCGCTCGGACAGATCGACGAGGCCCGTGCCGTCGACGACCTTGGCCAGGAAGTCCACGACCTTGGAGCTGACGTCGGCCGGAGCATTCAGCAGGATGGCCTGCAGCTGCTCGCGGGCCGCCGGAGCGATCGCGAACGTCTTGCCCTGCTGCAGCTCGCCCAGCTGACGGTTGACCTCGGAGAGGCGCGCGGCCGTCTTGAGCTCGGCGATCTTGGCGTCCTTCTCCTGCATCTCCGCGAACATCTTCGCGAAGGCCGGCGAGCCCTCGATCAGAGCCTTCAGCTGCGGGTCCTTGGTCGGATCCGGCGTCGGGTCCTTCAGCTGCTTGACCTCGGCCTCGAGAGCCGTCTTCTCGTCGGTCAGCTTCTTGACCTCGTCCGTGTGCTCAGTCAGCTTCTTGAGGACGTCGTCCTCGGTTGCGGCCTCGGCGAGCCCCAGGGACTCCCTCAGCTTCTTCAGATCCACATCAACCTCCGGTGTGGGTGGTGTTGGGGGAGTTCCCGTGAGCTCCGAAAGGTTCACGGGGAAGAGGTTCTTCATCCACGGGCGGTTGGTCAGGCCACCGCCGTTCAGGACGTTCTCGTGCTTGGTGCCCTGCGGGTCCGTCCACTCGTCGGAGAAGTCCGCGGAGAAGTAGCGGTACTTCTTCTCCTTGATCTCGTTCTTCGCCGTATCTGTGAAGTCGACCTTGATGTGAAGTCCGCTCTGATCGACCTTGGCGTCCTTGACCCATCCCGCAGCCTGGTTGCCCTTGGCTGGATCGGTCTTGTGGTCGTAGTCGATGTCGGGGTCGATACCACGCGTGTGCTGAGTCACGCTGTTCGCCAACGCGGTGAGCTTCGCTGTATCGAAGTTCAGCTCACCGTGAAGCGGATGCTGGTACGTCCCGAACGGCAGAGCGTGGACCCATGTACCGTCGTCACTCAGGGTCAGCTTGCTGGTGTCAACCCACCAACCATACTCGGCCATCGCTTGTGGTACCTCCCTCTGATGCTAGTATCACGTAGTCAGTCTAGTAAAGCAACAATTCACTATATCTCAGTTACCCTCCCGAGCTGTCGCGACCTGCGTTTGCCCGCGGAGGAGCTACCGGAGGCTTGGTGTTCTGACGTGGCGGGCCAACCTTGGGCGGCTTGGGCTTCTGCGGCTTGTTAGCGTCGGTCGCGCCTGGCTGCCCAGGCGGGGCTGCCTGTCCCGGTGGGGTCGGCTGCCCAGGAAGTTGCGGTGTCGGCGGCTTGCGCAGAGTAGCCATGTCCATCGGCGGCAAGTCGGTCTCCTGCCGAAGCTGAGCCTCCAGCTTGTCGTCAGGAGTGATCAGGCCCGCACCAACGAAGTTACGAACTGCAAAGCTCAACGTGCGAAGATCGTCCCACTCACCAATACGACGTGCCTTCAGCTGTGGGTACTTGCCCTGTCTGAAGTTTAGGTCGACAAGCTGAGGGATGACGAACTTGTTGATGATGCTTGCCACCGAATCAGCCATGTACCGCACTGACTTGTAGAACACGTCGACGATCTGGTCGCGCGTTCGTGGATCCGTCATGAACGGAGCGAGGATGTTCAGCTGCAGCTGCTGGTCGTGGTGCTCGATCGACTTGATCACGTCGACAGGATTGCCTCCGAGGACCGCGAACAAGATCTCCCAGTTCGGAGGGAGGATGATGTGCGCTCGGTCGTTCGTACGAAGGTTACGACCCATGTCCTCCGCGAGCTGCTTGTCTGCTGTCGTGAAGCCTGGAGGAAGCTTGATCACAGGAACGCCGATGCCGTGACGTTCCTTCTGGATCGCGTCGATCTTGTACAACGTGTCCTTGTAGTACCAGTGCTTGTACGCCGACCTGAGGATGCTCGTACCGCTGAGGTCGCCTGCTTCAGCCTCGAAGCTGAAGATCACCAGCTTGTTGATCGGGATGAACTGCCCGATTCTGGGAAGTGCTCCGTAGCCTGACAACGAGTCCTGAGCCGTTGTGGAATCGTAGATCGCTATGTTACCGTACGGCACGTACGGCTCCATCACGATTCCAGCCGGACCACCATTCGGATCGTAGATCCACTCCTGGATGTCGAGAGGGTGTCGCGGTGCTAGCTTCCGCAACATGGCCTTACCGCTCTTCGGGTCGATCATGTAGACCTTCTCGAAGACCATGTAGCCGTAGTCGAACATCAGGAGGATGTCGCCAAGCAGCTGGTTCCAGTCGACATTCAGCCGGTTGAACAGGTTGTCCTCGACAAACTTGGCGATGTTGGTATCGACCGCGCTCTCCGAAGCTGGAACCATGAACCAGTGAGCCGACTGGATAGGCGTCTTCACGAGGCGCAAGGTGCCTCGGACCGCTCCGTCGTTGCGCTTCATGTCGTAGTACTGACGGATGCCGATCTTGTCGCGGAGCTTCGGGTTCAACTCCTGTCGCGTCCACGCCGTCCACGGGCTCAGCGACGTGTAACCAAACTCCTGAATCGCCGTCCCGATGTCGATGTTCGGCAGGTTAGACAGCTGCACCGAACCGTGTTGCTTCTCAGCGACAATGATGTACGCGTCAGGTCCCGGCTGGGCGCCAACGAGCTCGTACTCTCGCAGTGCTTCCTCAAGGCGAATGCTGCGCCACTCGCTCAAGCCTTCAGTGCCCGTGTCCAGCGGGGCCATGTCTTCTACCTCCCACAGGGCGGCTTTGAATAAGTTGCGCCTAAAAAGTTTAGTTAAATGTTCACGTACCGCCTAAACCTAAATCGCAAGATCCGTGAAGGCAGATTGTGAAGATTAACGTGTAACTATGCTCAGGTCTGACGAGGAGAAGTACGAATCGTTGCTGCCGAACGCATTGGCTGCTGCGCTCTGCAGCTCGTCTGCAGTGTAAATCTCGCTCAGCTTGTGACCTGCGCCAAGCTTGAAGAGCATCATGAACGCGTAGCGGATCGCGTCGAGGGCGTGGTCGTCGTACTTCTGAGCATCTTCCCGTACATTGCGAAGAACACGTCCCGCTGCTGAAGGGGCACGGTAGTTGTTGAACTCCCGGATCGTGTTACGGCAGCTTGGATCGATGTAGAGCCACGGCTGCTCGATAGGAGTACCGTACTCGTCTGAGACACCCGTTTGCCGAAGCTGAAGGTACGACTTAACCAGCTCGACGCCTTCGCGCCATCCACTTTGTGCACTGTGCCGCCCCATGGATTGATCTGTAATCTTCGCCGTGCCAGACTTGGATCGTGGGTCTGCATAGCACGGCGCAAGCTTGGTAGAGACCGTCAGCACTGATTCAGGCGAAGCTGCGTCGCCGAATGCGAGGTCAATCTTGTAACCGTCTGGCTGTGGGCGATTCTTGAGGATGGCGATGTGCTCCTCAAGCATCTTGCCACCCTCGTAGTGCTCTCGCCAAACGTACACCTGCCCCCAGGGGCTGATCTGGAACTCGATGCACGCCAAGGGGTTCGTGAAGCCCCAGTCAAATGCCATGTAATTCGGCCAGTCTGGGCGGTACTTGTGCTGCTTGACGTGGATTACTTCCTGAAACTCGTCGTAGATCTTGCCTATGAAGGCGTTAAAGAGAGCTGCAATCTCCTGATCGAAGAACGCCGGGAGGACCGTTGCCTTGATGAGCGCGATCTCAGGATCATCCTTGCCAAGAGGATAGACGTATGGGTTATCCCAGCTAGGAAACTGCCAAGAAGCGTAGTCTCGATACACCTCGTCGGGCGACTGGCCCCATGCCCAGAGGTTGTATAGCCAGTTGAAACCCTCCGGTGTAGTAGGAAATGTCGCCCACCCTCGCTCATCAGCGAGGGCAGGTCGAATAAAACGCTCCCACGTGTCAGCACGGTGCTTTGCCGCCTCTGACATGATTGCCCCGTTGAGC